CAGCAGCAGTCAACTTTTTCTCATAACCATCACACAATGCAAGTGTAGGGTTCAATGAAGTTGTATCACCTTGCCAACGGATGCTTTCGATGTCTTGAGCTACAGTCTTAGCCATAGTTTCCCAGTAGAAGTTCATGAAAGATGCAACAGAGAAATCACTGTTAGATCCTTTAGTCATTTGCAAAGAAACGAATGATTGCTCAAGGTCAAACTGACAAATTTGAGCCATAGCAGATACAGCACAAACGTCAATCAACACTGCACTCAAGTCATCAGTTGAGCCTGGAGTTGGCCATGCACAGGTAGATGATTGTAAAACGTTACCGAAAACAACAGTACCAAGTTTAGTCTGATATTTAACACCAGGCAAAGTACGGAAGTTGTTAGGTACATCCGACGTTAAGTAGGCAGCGGAGTAGAATGCCTCAGGGTTAGCAGCCAATAAAGCTGTTGGGTCGACTTGTAGGTCGAATTTTAATTTACGCATTTTATTTAGAATTAAATTGGTTAAACTTTCTTAGGTTCTCAGCAAGCATAGTCTTAGCATCAATCTCAATAGTCTCCTCTTCTACCTCAGTCTCAGCTCCAAGAGCCTCCTCTAATTGACTTTTAAGCTCAGCTACTATAGCTAACACTGAATTGATTTGCTCAGCAATCATAGGCTGAACGATAGCAAGGATAGCCTCAGCATCCATGGCAGGGTCAACAGCAGCCTCAACTTCTTCCTTCACTTCTTCCTCCTCTACTACAGTTTCAGCCATTGCTACTTCCTCCTTTTCCTCCATAGTCTCCTCGACTTTTTCCTCTTCTTTAATTTCGACTACTTGGCCATCCTTGACCACGTAGATTTTGCCCTCAATGAGGTGCTCTCCATCAGGTAATTGCATATTATATTTCGATTTTAGTTTCATTCCCATGAAGCCCTCAATAGAGAAACCAACCTGGTCCTCTTCAACCAGTTTATTGTAGTATTCAATATCAGTTATCTGAGCTGTTAGCATCAACGTACCTGCAGGCACCTCAATGCCATAGGTAGTATATGCTTTGTCAAGCTCGGGCTTATCTACTAACCATGCCTCCAGAATGTAGGCAGGTACTTTTTTCTCTTCGTTGTGCTCAAGGTTGAACTTAGCAGAGTTAACTAACTGCTGCATGAACTTAGAATGCATGGCATCTATCTCCTCAACCGTGAATTTAACCATGTACTCCTCATCTGTTTCGTCATCCCTTCGATAAATCTCCATAGGTATCATGGCAGGTGCAGTGATACGGTACTTCAATCCATCTTTGAAAGCCAATGCTTTAGTCTGTTGATTGAAGGCCATCCCTTTTACTTTAATGGCAGGCTTAGATGTGAAGGCAATAGCCTCGATGCCTAAGTCTTCACCACCCTCTGCGTACTCAGGGTCAATGGTAATGGTGTAAATTGGTAACTCGGTCACGCTTATATTGTTTTTTTTCTATATTTGTTCAAAATTTGCATATGATTAAAATACTTGACAGGGAAATCCCTAACCTAATTACTGAGCTCACAGTTGAGCAATTCGAAAAGCTAACTGATTTTAACAGTGATACAACACTTGACCCGATTGAAAGGCACCTGAAGATATTTGAATACCTTGGGATACCTGAAAATGAGTTCAATGATGTGGATGTTGAAAACTTTATTGATATTATTCGTCAATTTAATGAGCATCCTAATATGACCTACCCAACCGTTGACACCTTAGAGCATGAAGGATACACCTACAAGGCTGAGATGAAGATGACCGTGAGGGATAGTAAGCTCATTGAAAAGTACAGCATCGGAAAAGAAAAGGGTTATATCAGTAATATCCTGGCAGTTTTCTTTAAACGTGAAGACCTTGGACCTGTTGAGCACTATACCGATGCACACATTAAACACAAGAGTAAATTCTTAGCAAAATTACCTGCATCTATTTGCATTCCTTACATATCTTTTATAAGTGAAAAAATCAGAGCACAAGCTACCCCGAAGTTGGAGGGAAGTGACACTGGAGCAGTGGACGGAGATAGCGAAAATTGATAAAGAACAGGGATCTATTCACTACAATAGTGAGGTCCTTTACATCTTAACTGATGTAGATGTTGATGAGCTTGACATTGAAGAGCTCACTCAAATGATTGATCAATGCAAGTGGGCCACTTCTGAGCCATCCAGTCAATGGAGGCGTGAGGTTGATGGCATGGTATTCAAGCCACTTAACAAGCTCACGCTTTACGAATACATTGACCTTAACTATTTCTTCAATGATAACTACCTAATCAACCTACCCTACATATGTGCTATCCTGTACCGGCAAACGAAAGAGAATGAATGGGGTGAGGTAGTGTGGGAGCCTTATGAATATGACTGCAAGCTCAGAGCTGAGAGGCTAATGGATGTACCTGTCACGGATGTGTACGGTGTGATCAGAGAATTCCTGAAATTTAGAGAGCAGTTTCTTAGCACATATACCAACCTATTCGAGGATCCCCTACCACCTGAACCTGCTGAAGGTTATGATGATGAAGATGATGACCCTGATACGGAGCCTGAGAAGGATACATCCAAGTGGTCATGGGAGCTGTTGATATATAACCTCTGCAATGGTGACCTATCCAAGTCCGATGCTATAGGAGGGCTACCCCTTTACTATGTGTTTAATATGCTCGGAATGAAAAAAGAGTTAGACATCTAATGGGCTACCAACAGTGAAGCCTGCAGGAGGGTCAACCGGTATGAAGTTGTATACTATTTTCTGATCCTTTTCTAAGACCTCAATAGCTTCCACCATTGGGTAGTTTTGAGTTATCCATTCAGTGTACTGAGAATATATCTCTGTGGTTATTCCCTGGTTAACCATCTCATCCTGGAATGCACTCACAATATCATATGGAGGTATCACCCCACCATTCCACAGATAGGCTCCATTGTTTAGGAATATAAAGTAATACATGGCAATGATATCTATCTCAAGCTTAGCGAAGCCTGTTACTCTTGCATTGATACGCACAGAGTCAACCAATGTGCCCTCCTGGTAGAGCCCTTTGCTCATGATTATTCGCTTGAGTATTGCTGCCATCTTTCTCCTGGTAGGATACTTGACGTAGAAATTGCCATCCTTTTTATATCGTGCCATCTAACAAATCTTTTGGGATACATATAGTGGTACCCTCAGTTGTGAATATATGAATGTATATCTCATCAACCTCCTCCCATTCAGTGAAGGTGTAGGTAATATCGTTAACTGTTACGCTATGCATACTTTTGTACTATTACTCTTTTCCATGCTGCTATATCGGTGGCTGAGGATGAATGCTGAACGGTAAAGATGAGGTAATTATCTACGGTCTTGTTGAAAGGTATTAAGCTAATGGCACTGATGGTGTAGTCATTAGATGCACTTGTACCTGTAGCAAAGCAGTTCATGTTATTAATATCCACATATATGTTCCTTTCAAATCGTTGGAACCTTACGGTAGTAGCCATTGAACCACCTGACCCAAGAAGTGTAGCACCTGTTAAGCTGTTGGTGGTATTGGTGTAAAATCTAAATGCTGTTGACCCCGAACCACTTACCAGAGTTCTGTCAATGAATGCCTTGATATATATTGTATTGGTTGTGACAATAGTATTAGCAGGTATCAATACAGTTGCACTGACGGCATTAGTAAGTCCTGTAACACCTGTACCATATGCACTGCCAATAGTTTTTGGATCACTGCTACCTCCTGAAGCTGCATTGATTATCTGCTGACCCGTGATAGCTGTGTTGACAGGTTGCCCTGCTACTATCTGTGTACATTCGATAAGGTCAGTGCTCTGTAGGTCTCCAGTGTGAGGGGTCAACCCCTGCCTCCAATCACCCCACCAGTTAGGTATGCTCATACTTATATTGTCACAACGTAGCTAAATGTTTATTGTAGTGGCACGTCGCAGTCAGTCCAGTTGTCTACCTCTAAGGTAATGGTCATGACGTACCCTGCCGCATAGTCAAGTAGATCATTATTCAGAGCAGTGAATGAAGGGATACCTGATACATCCATGCTGAGGTCATTGCTGAAGGTGAAATAATTGTACAGGTCCATTAATATCTGATGCGTATCACTTAGGATAGTGATGATGTTAGCCCTATCCTTTTGGATGATGTCAAAGCAATAGATGTCAAGGGTGAAGATGTTAGTATTCTCAGTGTTGCTAACTGATACTGGCACAATGAAAACGATAGGATACTTCTCATCCTTAGTGGCGAAGTTAGTCATCTGCTCCTTGAAGTCAGACCCTACCTTCTTGACCTGAAGGTGAGAGTTGTAGAAGGCTTCTATCTTATTGATGGTGGACTGTAGGCTTATCATAGTTCTGCGTTCTTGTTAATTCTGTTTATCTTATTCTGTGTGGATGTCATGGCTGTCTCACTGACCACCGCTGTCACTGTGATGCCTGAGCTCTCAGTGGATGTGCCACCTGCTGAGAAGACATTGCCAGTGTTACCTTGACCGAATAGCTGAGCAGCTTGAGGTACTACCTGTGCAGTGGATGCTGAAGCACCACCTCCACCACCTGAAGCACCGCCTCCACCACCTGCTGAAGGTGTACCTCCTGAGGTTAGTATCTGCTTTGCCTTGGCTATGTTGGTAGCTATCTGAATAATACCACTCGCAAACTGAGCAACACCTGCCGTACCTGCTGTGGCTGCATTGAATGGATTAGCCTGTGATGCTGCAACCAGGGCACTGATTGCCTTAGCTGTATCAATACCTATCTGTATCAACGCTGATGCCTTGTTGAACTTCTCAAGTTTCTTCTGGTCCTTGATCATCATACCGGCTATGTTACTCACACCGCCAAATATATCATTGGTCAATCCAATGATGGCATCACGTTCCTTTGTTTTCTCTTGAATGGCTGCCAATGCCTGTTCATCCAGTATCTTTTTTCTGTCGGCTGTGTATTTATTTTCAAGCTCAAGCAATAGAGCAGCGTTACCTTCTGCAAGTTTACGCTCCTCTTCATACTTCACCCTCAATGCCTCAAGCTCCTGGTCTGATTTAGTCATCTGCTCCAAAGCAAATTTCTTAGCAAATTCATCTTTGGCTTTCTGCTT